TCAGTACGAGGATTGGACGGATAATTGGGACAGCTCGGTTGAGCCCGAGAGTAACTTTGAGTTTACCTCTCCGGTCCCTAAATTGCTCAAAGGGAAAACTGAGCCACTCGTCAAAGCCAACCCCAATGTGGTCGCCTCAAAACTCGGACCTGATGATGTTTCGACCATCAAGGCTCTCGAGAGTGACGATGATTTCGTTACGGCCCTCAAGAATATCGACGACCTCGCTCTTAAGGAGTCACTTGTCAGAGACCGTGGCCGAATGATGTTCGAGCGGGATTACAAGGGTGTTTGGCAAGAGGTCCCGTTTGCTCGGACCAAAATCAACACCGATATGAGACACCCAAGCGTCGACAAGGCTTTCCCTTACAAGAAGGGCCGTAAGTCGTACCTTGATTTCACCCTCAATGACCAACGGTGGTTCATTCAGACAACTCAAAAGGATTATGACGATGACCGCAAATTTATGTACAAGCTATTCGCTGATTACAACACGAAAGCGGGCTCGGCTGATTTGGGAGTCGACGGATTCCTCGACCGTTTGGATGAGATGAAAGAGCTTTACGATACAGGCGAAAAAGTCGACCTCAAAAAGATTAAGCTCATTGACGAGTTCAAGAGAATAATCAAAGAGGCTCACCGACCGAAAGCGGGTCAAATCAAGCTCAAGAGTTTGGACGCCTTTGGTGCTCCGATTTCCACCAAGAACTCGGCCAAGGTCAAACAGGGGACCAAGGATATTCGGAAGATTGTCCCGTCAGGTGGCGAGTCATTCGTGAAAAACTTTGACGGTGACCCGAACGCTAAAGCCATGGTCCAAGAGGCATATGACTTCATGCAGAAATTCTATTCACCTCGGTTGATTCCGAAACAACAAGTCACCATTCACCACCACGGTACCGACGATTTCCGAGCGTTCGCTCGTCCTCACCTCGCTCAGATTCACTCAGGTAAGTTCGCACCTGACGAGGTCGAAACGCTTATCCACGAGGTCGCTCATGTACTTCACAACTCAAACAGGGATGTTGAGCAACTCATTAGAACGTTCTTCAAGCGACGGACGGCAGGCGAGGAGGCTCAAATCATGTACGAGGCTATGAACGGTCGAGGCCAACTAGTCAAAGAGTACGGTATCCCGGATGACTTCTCAATCACCTATATGGGCCGTGTATACGTCAACGAGTCGGATATCAAGAACGCCAAGGCGGGACTTGTTACGGCTTCCTTGACAAAAGGGGAGGAGATTCTCTCGATGGGACTCCAAAAGATGTACCGGAACCCCGGGAAGTTCTACCGTGAGGACCCCGACTATTTCGGGTTTGTCTATGCGATTATGAAAGGAGTTTTTTGATATGGTCGTCTTTGAATACAATAAGGCTCGGGTGGAGATTTCTTTCACCCCCAAGTTTACTGTCAGGTCACAAGTGGAGGGCTTGCAAGAGTACCTCGAGGAGATGGAGCGAGAGGTTTTCGACCCAATCACCCTCACTGAGCGTACTGTCGCAGTCCGTCGGAACGAGTGGGACGCTTACTTGTATTTTAACGATATGCGCCTCAAGGGGGCTGATATTCGTTTCATCAAGGTTCCAAGGTATCCGGCTCAGGAAAACCCTGAGGGCGTTATAGAGTAACTCTAGAGCGCTCTAGAGGTTACTAGTAGGTAACTCTATTAGTAACCTCTTTTTATTTATAGTAAGTATGTAAGGTACTATTAGTTTACCTATAGAGTTTACTTATTAGTTACTCTTTAGTTATTTATATATATATGAGTAAGCCTAATTAGTTACTTATTAGTTAACTCTATTAGTTTACTTATTAGTTAACTCTAGAGGTTAAACTTATTAGGAAACCCTCTCATAATATCTATCGGTAAAGTGTCACCAAAAAAGTTGAAAAAATATTTATTTTTATTAATTTTCTCGAAAATCGATGAGATGGACCTTATTTGGTGACACCTTTCCGATAGTTCTAGTGAGGGGAGTTTTAGGACGTACTTTTGGGGAGGTGAAATAATGAGTAGCGAAAACCTATTTTATATCGGGCGCTTTGGTGAAACTATTCAGGAAAACGACGAGGGCGTCATGTTGAAGGACGCTGAGTTGTTCTCGGTTGGTACCCACCGTGGCGTTGATTATACTGAGGACGACCTCAAGGTACTCATGGATAATTTCAGTGAGGATGAGGAAGTACCGATTCAGATTGACCACTCAGACAGCGCTTTGCATACGGTCGGATATTTGAAAGAGGTTTCGATGAGCGACGGCAAGTTGCTTGGGAAGCTCCAAATCATTGACGACAATGTACAAGCACGAGTGAACAAGAAATTGATGAAAAAGCTCTCAATTTCATTCTACCTCAAAAAGACAGCTAATGGGATTAAGCCTTATAAATTGCGAGAGGTCTCACTTGTCGCTTTCCCTCAAGTTAAAACGGCGAGACTATTCAGCGAGAATGGCTATGTTTCAGATTACGAGGAGGAAATTCAAATGTCTGACGAAAACAAAACGATTGACACTGAGGACTTGAAAGCCCAACTCCGAGCAGATATCGAGGCAGAGATGAAACAAGAGTTCAACTTGCTCGTGTCACGCTTGGAAAAACTTGAGGGCGTCGAGGAACAATTGAAAGAGACTCAGATTGAGGACAAGGTCACGAAACTTTCAGAGCAATCGAAAGTCGTCCCGGCTCAAGCTGACTCGCTCTCAAAACTCTTGGCAAGTTTCAGCGAAGCTCAAGCCCAATTGTTCGATGAGTTTATGAGCAACGCTCAAAAGATTGATTTCGATGAGCAAGGTCAAGTTGACCAACAAGACGGCTCAGATGATTCTGAGAAACTCTCAGATGATGAGAAGTTCTATCAAGAATATGTTGCCAAATACGGCAAATCATTATAAGACAGGAGGGAAATTAAATGGCACGTAACCGAGTAGAATATCATATTCCTGTCGATTGCACCCACTCGTTAGATGTTCAAGCGGGTCAGGTTGTTAAAATCGGGGAACCTGTCAAAATTACAGGCAATTTCCAAGTCGCTCGAGCAGGAGCCGGGGAGTTGGCTGTTGGGGTCGTCGTCGGTGGTACTGTCGGAATCAACGGTGTCTCACCGGGATTTGAAGGCGACAAAAAACACACGGCCACAGTTGTTATCCAAAAGCCACTCGTCCATATGGTCGTAGGTGGAGCGGTAACAGCAGGTACTAAAGTTGAAGTCGGTACAGCAGGTAAACTCGTTGCTAACGCAACAGGCGAGCCGATTGGTATCGCAGTTTCAGGCGCCACGGCAGACGGTCAATCGATTGTCGTCGCACTTCTTTGATGACAACAGGAGGGAAATTAAATGGCTGATATCATTTTAGGTCAACACCCATTACTCAAGAAAGAGTTTATTGACCGCCGTATCCGTGACCTCGTGGGTCATCAATTCGTAGCGGACCAACTCTTTACGGGTGTTACTGTAAACGCACTCGCTATCAAGTATATGAAAGACGCCGACAAGGACGCAACTGGCCGTCAGGCTTACGACGCTGTTCGAGAAATCGGTGAAGGTTCGACGTTCCCACGAGTCGGGCTCGACGAAGAAGAAGCTATCGAGATGATTCGCAAGTATGGTCTCGAGGCCGCTATTTCGCTTGAGGTCCAAAAATACGGTGACGGCGCTCAAATTGAACGTGCTTACCGTAAGCTCGCTATGAACGTTCGCAAGATGGTTGACACGATGGCTTTCAATAAGCTACTCGACGAGTCAGCCGGGATTCAAAGCCAAAACGGTCTCGCTTGGGACAACGCAACAACTGGCGCTGATAACATGATTTCGGATATCATCGACGCACGTAAGATGATTAAAGATTTCGCTTATCAAGCGGACACAATGTTGATGAGCCCGGAAGTCGAGGCGACTCTCTTGAAAGAGAAAGTCATCCGTGACGCTTTCCGCCAAAACAATACTGACGTTGCTTTGCTCCGTGGATATATCGGAGACTTCATGGGTCTCTCGATTATCGTTGATGAGAATATGCCGGAAGCCAAAGACGTTGTACTCTTGCAACGTAAGGTTATTGGGGATATCGCTGACGCTGACCCACTCCGCACATCGACGTACAACGAGCCACAAAACGACCGTACTATCGTCCGGGCAACTCGCTTCACGCAAGCGTATTTGACTGACCCGAAAGCGATTGTCCGACTCAAGAACGTCATCGCTTGATAGATTACCTTTACGGTGAATAGCGCTAAGTAGCCGTATAAAAAATTGCCAAGAGTGGACGGGGCAGTTCAGAGCTTTGCGGATTTCCTCAGGAGTGTACCTTGAGGGGCAATTAACAGGTTTAAACCGCAAAACCCCAAAGGGAGAGGAGAGACAGTAAAACCCAACTGTTCACTCCCTCCCTTTTATTTTTGATATGGAGGTGGGACCCATGAAGGTCAAACTTTTAAACGATAACGTCCTTAAACCGGGCGACAAGAAAGGCGACGTCGTAGAGGTCGAGAACGTCCTCCACGCTCACCATTTGATTAAAGTCGGCGCAGTCGAGGAAGTCAAAGAGGCTAAGAAAGCGCCTGCCAAGAAAAAACAGGAGGGATAAGCTATGGAGTACACCTCACCCGCTAACGTGAGAGCACTCGAAAGACGTCTCTCGTCGTCAGTCCAAGACACCGAGCTCCTCGTCTTTATCGAGAAAGCTCAAGCGTTCATCGACGCTAAACTCGGTGAGGTATTTGTGACTCCATTCTATCCGGTTCCTGACCTCATCAAGCACTTGGCAACCGATTTAGCTTTGTATTTCTACCTCGAGAATCAATACAGCTCACAACGTCCAAACGTCGACGAGACGCTCGAGGTTAGATATAAACGAATCATGGATACTCTCGGAGATATCATCACGGGTACGCTCTCACTCGGCCCCGCTTATCCTTCAAAGAATAACGGTGGTATGCTATCGACGAACGACGAGGCTCCAATTTTCGATTACGAGAATCCCGAGTGGTAACATGGCAGTAACCATGAGGGTGACCGTGAGAGCGGACGAGTTGAGACGGATGTTAGACAAACTCGAGGGCAAAGTCGACGACTTTACCGTTCCACTTAAAAAATCGGGAGTTTACATGGAGGGAGCGATTGGGAAGCGCTTCAATAGCGCCCCGTGGCCCGGGTTGAGCTCGGCCACTATTAAACGCCACCCCCACCGAGCAGGAGGCCGACCATTGAACGATACCGGAAGGTTGAGAGCAAGTGTCACCTCGGGAGCTCGGAAGTTGCAAACTCAGAAACAACTCAAGTACGGAACCAATTTGGTATACGCCCCGCTTCACAACTTTGGTGGGTCGACTCGATTTGGATATGTTCCGCAACGTGAGTTTTTATATTTCGACGCAAAAGATGAAAACATGGTCCGCCGTATTTTCGAGGATTACGTGAGGGAGTTGGTTCAATGAGCATTTACTCGGATACAAAGGACGCCCTCAAGTCACAACTCGAGGCGCACTTTGATACACTTAATTACCCTATCGAGGTTCACCCGCTACCTTATCAGGATATCCTAAACTTCCCGGCGATTTCACTCGAGCTGACCGGACGCAGAAAACCCAAAAGAGGGGTTGGAGTTCGACAATTAGAGATGACTTTCAACGTGTGGGTTTACACAAATATTCTCGATGAGGAAGAAGCTGAGGAACAATGCTTGGAAATTGTCGAGATGGTCGAGCAGGCTATCGAACTTGACAAGACTCTAGGCGGTGTCTCTCATTACCTCTCGATTGACGATGAGGTCGAGTTTGGTACAGTCGAACAGGGACAGGATTTCTTACAAGGTGCCCGTATCAGCTTGGTAGTTCAAAAACGAGTACCATAAGGAGGCTCACAAATGCGATTAGTATATAAGCAAAAACGCCCCCTCTTGATTCTGAGACCAATCGAGCTCAACGTCAAAGAGGGAACGGAAGTGGAGACAAAAGACAAGAATTTTATCAAGGACCTAAAAGCCCTCGGATTCGAGGTTGTCGAGGTCGCTAAAGATAAGGAGGATGAATGACAATGGCTCAGTCTCATGGATTTGATAACACGGTCGTCGTCGCAAAAGAGACGACTTACGGGACGGCCCCGACAACCGGATTTAAATGGGTCGGTATCGTCGAAAGTTTTGACCCTAGCGAGGCCATGAACGTCGACCAACGCCGAGGGCTTGGTAAGCGGGCACCATTCGCACTACGGACGGGAGCTCGTGAGGTAGACGCTAGTATTTCGGTAGCGGTCCAAAATGGTCGCTTGTTTGCATATGCTTTAGGAAAGGTCAGCTCGGCCGTTTCCGGTGGAGGTAACGCCCACACAATTACCCCTGTAGGCCCGGGAGA